AGGTTCGTGATGGCGAAAATATTAATTCTGGCCTTCGCGTTTTTCTTGGCGGCTTGCCAGACAGATCAAGCAGTACATCCAACTGACCTAATGAGGTCGCAAGCTGACCTTGTGCGAGAAGAAATGGAAACAACGCCGCCTCTCGACATGATGCCTCACTGCGATGCTCATGCTGAAATCGAAAAACTTCTGAAACACAAATATAAAGAACAGCCGTTGCTGGCAGGTGGGTATATGGATGGATCGGTCATGCAACTCCATGTCGGGCCAAACGGTGCGTGGAGCCTGTCCCGCGAAGTTGGGCCAGTCACTTGCATACTTGCGGCCGGGTTCGGCTTGCAGATCATTGATCCGCCAGCAAAGCCAGTGATGAGTAAGAAGGAAATTTGAGGATGGTAGGACTTACGATAATTCTTTTCCAAATCGCTATTATAGGGGTGCTTTTATAATGCTCTCACTACTAGGTAGTGTCCTTGGCTTTGGCACCAGCTTCCTTCCCAAGGTCATGGACTTCTTTCAGGACCGCGCTGATAAGGCGCATGAATTAAAGCTTATGTCGGCACAGATCGACCAACAGAAAGCGCTGGGTGAAATCAAACTTCAGCATATGCACGTCGAGGCTGACATCCGAGAAGGCGAGGCGTTGCTGAAACACTCGTCCAACTTGCAAGCAAAGGCCAGCCCGTGGGTTGTGAACTTGGCCGCTTCTGTCCGGCCATGTTTGACCTACCTTCTCGCGCTTGAATTTGGCGTTTTGACCCTATGCGTAAGCATGGATTGGATTACTGCCGAACAATACAGCATGATCTGGAACGATGAGTTTCAAGCTGTTTGGGCGGCGGTGGTCAGTTTCTGGTTCGGGTCCAGGACTATGGCGAGGAAAACTCAAACATGAGTTTCCACGACCACCTCATTAAAAAGCATGGCTGGGACGGCCACATCAATGAGGCCGGTTTGGGCATCATCAAAAGTTTCGAGGGGTGGCGATCCAGCGTTTACCATTGTGGCGCTCGATGGACGATCGGCTGGGGTTCTACATATGATCTTAATGGCGATCGTGTCACCCCTGATCACCCTGACATTGATGAGACCGAAGGCGAGACTTTGCTCCGACGCGAGGTGCGCCACGTTGAAAATACAATTAAGAGAGTTGTCAAAGCGCCTTTGAATGAAAACCAGTTTTCCAGCCTATGCAGCTTCACTTACAATGTGGGCAGTGGGAACTTTTATCGCAGCACCCTTCGCCAGAAGATTTCGCGCCTCGACTACGAGGGCGCAGCGGATGAGCTGCCTAAGTGGCGTCGATCCGCCGGACGCATATTGCCAGGGCTAGTGCGTCGGCGCGAGGCTGAACGTAACTTGTTCCTGGCGTAGATGATCCCCGACAGACTGATCGACTGCCCGTGGTGCGGTCAGGCAACCCGCCTTGAGCAAGTACGATCTCACTACGTTTGCACGGCGTGTAAGCAGCCTGTCTTGGACTGCTGTGACGGCGAACAAGAAAAAGAAAAGGCTCCCGAAGGAGCCTGATCTCTAGCTTGTCATAGCGCCATCAAGTTTGGTTGCTTTGCTTTAACAAAACATAGTCTTTTGTGATTATGCCCAGCGAAGCATTGCCGCGCCGGTGTGATTTTATCCATACCACTTTGCCATTTTGATAGCGCCGCCAGTGGCCACGCACTTCATGTTCGCGCTTGGGAGAACTTTGTCGAGGTTCTTTGCATCGTAACTGTATCTGTTCTTTAGGTAGCGTTAAGCCAAGACGATAATAGACAGAGTGCGGTTTGCGCTTTCCGTAAGCAATAGACTTTTGCGATGAACGTAGCGGCGTCGGAAGTGGCGCAACCCAATCATAGTTAATCATCGCCAACAGACTAATTAAAAAACGCACATCACCCGCCATTGTGATTGAGTCTTCATACTCTTCCCCATTGGGCTTTTTAGGCAGCAACCTTGTTGACTTAATTTTTTCAACAACGTCCACCCTGTCAAACACCCAAAACGCTGATTGCCAATCAGCATCGGAGCCGTACAAATGCGGGGCATCCCTTTTAAATTGCAGAGATGGGTGAATTAAATCTTCTGGATTGTCACCTTTTCTCATTGCGCTTATGAGGCGCGCTTCAGACCAAGGGTGTTCGGGGATAGACATACCCCACTCAATTCCCCCCATCAAAAGCATCTTTGCGTTTATGGCGTTAATCACTTTAGAAATTGTGTCAATCGACAGATTGTGTTCGTAAGAAAATTGCTCAAGAGAACCTTTTTCTGGGTAACGAAATATATGAAAGTTTCGTGAGACAATTTTATAAGCGCGGTGAAACTCTTTGTCCTTATGCTTTATCAAAGGCAGCGGCGTGAGCGGAGAAACGGTAAACCCTGCTGTATTTACTACAATCTTTGGGCTATCAACTTCTTTCCAAAAAAGATGGAAATCCAGTTGTGGCGTTTCTGTATTTAACTGCTGAATTAAATAGCCTATTTTTTCTGTTTCATCGGCGTCTTCATAAATACGAACGCCAGGGCAATGCTTCGCAATAAACTTTTGCCGCGCAGCTTCATCCCACTCTACCCACATAAGATTGAACGGGGCCATCGCCCGCTGCAAATCTGCCACAGTTGTTTCCCAGCCCGCGATTGATCGTTGGTATGCAAGTTCAACGATCTCATCTTCAACCTCAAATCTTCGCGCCTGACGGATGCCATCACGATCAGAGCCATACGCATGATTTGGAACGCCCTGCGCTCTAAAATCTTCATACGCATAGACGCCTCGTTTCGGATTGCCAAGGGCCGCGATAACATCGTCAGCAAAACTTGGACGGACATAGTCTGTAATAATTTTCGCCATTAGCTTTCCACCTGATGTGATGGCTTGACAGGTCCGTCAGGTTCGTATGCCCGACACGTTCGACGATAGGGTCCAGCATCTAAAAATACATTTGACCTAGCCGCTGACCGTATGACCAGCCATGCAGTTTCAAAAAGACTATCATCAAACATTTCTGGGTTTGAGATAACGCGCACGGCATTCCGCAGTTCGCGCTTTATCGGCTGTCTGTAGTTCATGAACCTGCCTCCATTGTTACCTTCAGCCTTTGCAGGGCATCGGCAACCCGGCCTCCCGCTTCCCTTGCCTCCTGACTGTTCTGGTCTGCCTCGTAGACAGGCCGGAAGTTTTCCTGCTCGTAAATGAACACGCCTGCTGCATCTCTCACGTTACGCAGCTTTGCGAGTTCTTCACGCTCATCAGTGACAATGGAGATTGAGCGCGTGGCCCCAGGCACACGGCTGATGTGGCCACGCATCTCCAGCTTTTCGATGAGACCTGCTGCGGCCCCTCTATTGGCGTACCCCAACGCATCAGCAATCTCTTGAATAGTAGGGCTGTATTGCTTTTCCTTGATGAACATACGGATAAAAGTCAGGGCTTCCGTCTGGCGTTTAGTCAGAGCGTGTTTCATTTCTTTTCTCCGTCTCTGATATGGTTTCGTTGACAAGGGCCAAAGCCTTTTCGCCGTCTTTTAAGGACGCCACTAGATTGTCACGCGCCACATATAGGTCTGTGTTTTTGACAACACTGTCAGTTGTATCCATTACGCAACCCCCCCTTGATCTTGGACATAGACATACACGCCGACAGTTCTGGCGTGACCTTCTGCATGGGTGGTTTGGGTGTGGCCAACCTTGCGCCAATGCTTGCCGCGGAAGACGGCTCCCAACACATTAGGATTGACGCCTGGTGGCGGTGCGCCAATCGCCCAGCGCACATCATTAATGGAAACCTCTCCATCTGTTCGCGCTAGGTATTCTGCGGTTGCGCGAGCCATGGCAAGGTAATCGGAGTTGTTAGCAGAAACTAAATCGAGTCCCGCTTCCTTCCTAGCGCGTCCTGCGCTATGCTCAAAGAGATCCATCAGATTGCCCCCGCTAACGCGGCTGCAACAATGACGGAAAAGCCGACTGACCCCAGCCAGACGGCGAGCAAAACACTCCCCATCAAAACTCTAAGGGTAGATATTAACCCTTTGTTTTCATAGTATATATTATGCGATTTAGGGATATACATAGTGGGTCTCTCCTTTGCTTTTTTTAACGTTCACCGTTTGTAATGATCTAAAGAGGTCAAGCCGCGAACATACAACATATCGTCTCGCGCAAAGTTAGCCAAATCTCGGTTGGCCATGCTCAAGACACCCCGCGCCTCAAGGATCTTTTGTATGTTTGTCTTTCTCGACTTGGCGATCTCTGAGAAAACATCCGCCACATTACTAAGAACGATAGACGCATATTGAATGTGATCGGGATGCAGAAGCGGGAACTGCAATCTAGCTTGTTCGCCGCCAAGAACACGAAGTACACGCCAGAACTCCTTCCGATACCGGGGATGCCCTGAGTTATACTCGTCTAGTTTTCGTTTGTAGTCTGTAGTCACGTTCTCTCCCATTTTTCAATTATCAAAAATGTCTAATTTTGCAACGTGTTCTGATAAAAAATTGTGGATAATTTGCAAAAAAACGAGCGCAATTAAATTATTCCCGTAGGCGCGTAGTTGTCATTCACCGCTTTCCATGCGGTCGAGCACATTTTTGACCTGCTGCGGCCCCCATTGGATCTCCCCATCATCCATGCCAACACGCATAAAGACGGCCTTGCGCTTGCGTTTTTTCGCATAGAGCGCAGGCGTATCAATCCCCCGCTCTGTCAGTTCCTGGGCGATCCCTCTAAGCGTTGTAACGCCCAAGGAGCGCACACGCTGAATGACGGGGTATACCCCCTCCGCGTGCTCCTGTGCCGCGTCTGTACGGGCTTGTCTGCCCTTTACAGCGACGGTCTTTATATCCTTGGAGCCCAGCGTCTTGCCCTTGGCCTTGACGACAGCCAATGCGGCCTTGGTGCGTTCACTGATCATCCTGCTTTCATGCTGCGCCATGGCCGCAATAATATGGATGGTCAGTTCGTTGGCTTCAGGCATATCAGCCGCAACAAATTTGACGCCTGACTCCATAAGTTGGGTGACGAAGCCAACGTCCCTTGCCATTCTGTCAATTTTGGCAACAAGCAATTTGCGCTTGTTCTTCTGGCAATCGGCTAACGCTTTGAGCAGTTCGGGGCGGTCATTTCGCCTGCCACTTTCCACTTCCTTATAAACGTGGGCAACTTCCCAATCGCCACCATTAAGAAATGCGCGACACGCTTCTTCTTGGGCTTCCATAGAATACCCATACAATGCCTGTTTGGACGTTGAGGCGCGAAGGTATAAAACCCATTCGCCCGTGTGCGGTGATCCCGCAGGTTCCGTTGTCATCACGCCCTCCTAGCTTTCTTCTTGGGCGGCATCCCCTTTTTTAGAGTTTTGGTTAATACCTTTCGGACATCTGTTTCAGTTCTCGACTGCTTGATGTCTTTGGTCATATCGACGGTTTTGCCGCTAGGCATCATCATTATAAATTTAGGCATTTTCTCTCTCCCTAATGGTTGACCAGACGCCCGCAGGCGTTTCGGCGGGAACCACCCCGCCTCATCAGTGGTCCTTAATGT